GTTTAATATCACATTCAAAGAGTTCTGATTTATCTGTAAATAATTTATACATTATTTTCTTTTAAGATTTTGTATAGCTTCAGCAATAGTTTTTACAACTTCATTCATACCTGCTGTTTTTTGGTAGTTTTTATCTCCATATGGAAGTATAAGGTTATATTTTTCACCAACAGACTGCATATTATTATCAGTCATATTACCAAAATCTGATACAGGATTATATGCTCTTACTAATTCTTGTAACCATTTAAGATCTTCTGAAGACATAAAAGCATAACCTGCTGAATATCCTCCAGTTCCCTGTCCTGCTCTATCCCAAAATTCTTTTGGTTCTAATGTAAATTTATCTTCTTTAGCATGATATTTTATCAATCCAAAAGTATCTATGTCTGCATCTCTTTCAAATTTATCACCTGCTGTTTTATCTCCTGTAGCTGAAGCAGCATCAACATCTGCATCATATTGTGCTCTATCTGTTGCAATTTTTTCTAATTCTGGGTCTGTTGCACGATCTGGGCTATAATCACCTGTATATTCGTCTGAACCACCTATTCCTAAAAAACCACCTACTCTTTCTTTTGGAACTGATACATATATTTTTATTGTAGAATCAACATCAAATTCTATAGATCCAAATTCATCTGTTGCATATTCACCTGTTTCTGAATCTTTTGTAAAATCTTTTGGATGATCAACATCTATAGAGTCGACTTTTAAATTTCCATTTGCTAATGTTTTACCTTCTAAATCAGAAGCAAGTTTATCTAAAACTCCCTTATCAAAAGTAGTTGATTGTGAGAATTTATTTTTTTCTCTTGCTTTTACAGCAGCACTAGCCATTGTTTCTGGTGATAGTTCGTATAGAGGTTTTATACCTGCTAATTTTTGAAATCTTTCTGTGAGTTGTTTTTTCATATTATTTTATTATCTTACTGGAGATTGTATATCTATATCTAGTTCTACATATGCATTATTTTGAATTGAACTATTTTTATCTATAACAATAAATTTTTCTTGAATTTTTTTAATAAATTCATCATTAGCAAATCCTTTGCCACCTTCATCGCCCAGGTACTTACCTGGTGGAATAAATACTGCTAGATATGGTGTTTTTTCATCCCCTTTTTCTTTGATACAATTACCTTCCTCTATACATCTTGTTTGAAATATAATTATATTATCCGCTGGATTTGGATCAAGGTTTTGAACCTGACCTGGCCAATCAGCTTCTTCAAATCCTTCATTTTCTGCAAATGTTAGAATATATTCGTATTGTTGTTGTGGAGTTATTTCTTTTTCTTCTTCTTGTTCATTTAGATCATATAAAGGTTTAATACCTGCTAATTGTTGGAATCTTTCTTTTAATAGTTGTTTCATTATTTGTTATTTTATTAATAAGTAAAAATATTGTATCTATATATAAATATAAAATTATAATTAAAACTTAATATTTTCAGTCATTATTTCTACATTTGATATATTATTAATTGCTAATTTAATATCACTAACTTTTATTTTATATTGTTTAATTTCTTTTCGTTTAGATTCTGTAATGGTTTTACCATTTAATTTTAAAATTAATTCTATTAATTTATTTTTATCTTTTTGTTCCCAAGTGTTAAAATCTTCACCTGCTGCTTTTCTAAGTAAATGAACATCATTCCAAGTTATTGTTATATATGATGGTGGTATTTCATTCCATTTTAAAGGATAAATTTTATCTTTCCATTTTAATATTTTTTTTCTAGAAGTATTCATTTATTAGTTTATAGCATTGTAATGTAACCTCCAAAGAAAGTCCTTGTAGCACTTGACCAAGTTAATTGTACAGTAAGATACTTAAGTCCATCACCTGCACTACCCCCACATGCAGTTTCTCCTGTACTAGATCCTACATCTGAACACAATGTTGATGAAACTCCATTTGTAATATTATTTTCAAATACAGTAGCTGTAACAACATCAGCAATACTTGAATAAATTCTTATAAATCTTGGTGTCATACCAGATGGAACAACATAAGAAGCAACATATTTTTGAGCAGTAGTAGTTGGTTTAGTAAAAGCTCCATCTTCAGCATATACTTGAGCAGTTCCATTATTAGATATTGAAAAATCAGTAGGTAATAAAAGTATTTTATCCCTCAGATAAGGACCTATATTATCACCTTTAAAAACTCCATTAGTTAAGTCAATATTTCCATTTGTTGATGAATAATTTCCAGTTACTGTTAAATTATCATTAATTGTTGTTGTTGAAGTTGTATGTCCTATTGATATGGGTACTCCACTTGTTGCAGTACCAATTGTTATTCCATTTGATGTATTTGAATTATCTATATTTAAAGTAGTTGTTGAATCTAAAGATATATTTGTTCCATCAACAACTAAAGTACCATCAACATCTGTATTATTTAAATTAGAAGTTCCATTTACATCTAAATCAGTTCCAATATATACTTTTTTAGCAATGCTTGCACCTCCTTCACACCTTAAAGTTCCTGTATCTCCTGTTGCATCAGATGCATCTGTTGTGCCTATTAAATCTAATATCATTCCACTTGTTAATGTTGTAGTAGACATTGCTAAGGTTTCAGTCCCATCAACATTAAAATTTAATGCAGTACCACCTACTTCTACATTAGTGTTAGGATTAGCATCTGCAGAAAGAGTATCTAAAGATAGATTTTGTATATTTGTAATGTCTGTACCATCATCTCCTATTATATTTCCATTTGCTGTTATATCACCAGTTACTGTTAATGATTCTAAGGTTCCTACTGTAGTAATTGTTGCTTGAGCTCCTGCATCTATAACTCCTGAAAAAGATGAAGCACTTATAAATCCACTTGCGCTTATATTTCCTATTACTTCTAATTGTTCTCCTGGAGTATCAGTTCCTACTCCTAAGATATTAAAAGAACCTGTAAGAGAAGAACTTATATTTCCAGAAGCAACTATACTTCCTGTTGTTATAAATGATGAACCACTTATAACTCCACTTGCACTTATATTTCCACTTGCTGTTATATGACTTCCTACAAATAATATTCCACTTGAACTTATTCCACTTTTTATATGTTGAGGATCTAGATCTGTATCTAGTAAATTTACAAATGAATCCATTACATCTGCATAATTTTGTTGATTAGGAACATCACCTGTTTCAAAGTATCCTTTTAATGTATTTCTTGTTTGTTTTGTCATTTTTTATTAATTTATTGCATTTGTTTCTCCTAAACGTTGATAGCCTACACCTTTACCTATTTGTTCTATACTTTCAGCTAAATTTCCTCCTTTTCCTCTAATTTCTTCTCTAGTCATAGGAGTTCCAGAAGGAGTAGTTATTATTTCAGGTTTAAATATTATTTGTGATCTACTAAAAGTTTTCTTAAGATTTCCAGCAGCAAGCTCTTTATTAATACTGTCTGGTACTAAATATCCTTGAAGAGTTAAACCAAAATTAGTTTTAACAATTCTATTATCCCCTTGATTTATTTCTGTTATATTATCATAGGTATCTATTCTTGTATTAAATTGGAATCTTTCTTTATCACCCCAATATGAATCAGAAGTATAATTAATCATTTCAATTAATTTATTCATTTGAGTAATGTAATCACACCAAATAGTACATGTATATGTTAATTTTATAAAATCAGGAATTGCTAAAGCATAAAATTCTTTTTGAGGTTTTCTTCCTTGTAAAACAGAAAAATTATCGTATTGATTTTGTCTTGTATATCTTTCTTCAAAAGTATAAAAAAGTTGTGGATTATTACCATCTAATTTATTACCTAAATCTCTTCTTTTTTCAATACCATTTCTTTTAAACATAATAAGAGGGACTTGGATTTTACCCTCTTTATCTCTATAATATCCATCTCTTTGGACTCCTTTCCATCTTTCAGGAGCTCCATATATTACAGGTACATTAGTTCTATTTCCATTAACCATTATTGAAGGTCTCATAACATTATTGAAATAATACATTATAGCTTCATCATGATCTTGTAATCCTACAGAAACATCTCTTATAGTATCATCTTTTCTAGTTGTAGAATTAGCTCTATTTGTTTGAGGCCTATTATCGATAGAAGGGAAATTTTGAACAGGAAATCCTTCAGCAAAACCTGATCTTAGGTTTTCTCTAAGTTTATCATATTGACCTAAAGGTATAGGTCTTCTAGGATTTATTTGTTTTTCATTAGCCATTTTTTATTGGTTTTTTATACCTCCATCTACTTTAGTAGTTGTTGGATATTTACCTCCTCTTAAAGGTATTAAATTTAATTTTTCAACTCTTGAAATATGAGTATTTAATAAAATTGATAAACTTTCTCCAAAATCAACAGTTTCGGTTGAAATAGCATAGTTAGGGTCTCTTCCCATAAAAAGTTGGTTTTCAACTTTTTCATCTACTTCAAAAAAATTATTTCTAAAAAGTAATAAATCTCCTATTTCAGGAACTAAATTTATTTCTATTAAATCATCTTTTAAAAAACGAAAACTATGAATTTGATTAACATCTGAACCAAAGTCATCTGATGACCATGTTTGATCTGTTCTTTCTATTAAACATGCTATTTTTAAAGGCTCATAATAATTTTTTCCAGGTGCTTCACCATAGACATTTATTTTTGTTTGGTTTAAAGCAAATTTATAATAAGCAACTTCAGTTTGAATAATGTCTTTTAAAAGTTCTTTATTAACTATTTTAAATAATGATATGTCTCTTGATCCTCCAAATATAGCCATTATAGTTTTTTTAAAGTACCTTCTCTAAAGGTTAAATTTTTTATTCCTTGTATTCTTATATTATCTTCTTCAGGTCCAGGACTAGTAGATAAGGCATCATCTAAAAAACTTTGTAACATTTCATTAGCTTCTCCTCTTGTAACAAATTTTATTCTTAATCTAATATATTCATCTCCCCCTGTTTGGGAATAATCTTCTGGAGTTATAATAGTTACAATTGTTATTCCTGTTAGTGCTCTAATTTCATTTAAAATATCATATGTGTTATATTGTGGATCTATAAATAGATCAACTTCTACACTATAGTTATTTAAAACTTCTAATAATATTTTTTTTAAACTAATCATTAATGTATATAAATTTGATATCTACCATCTTGCTGTAAACCACTTGATCTTGCTGTATTTTCAGCTTCTACTATTTCTAATTGTCCTAAGGTAGAAGTTTTTGCTAAATCTTCTCTTAATTGTTCTATGAGTTTATTTTTTTCAGCTTCTGCTTCAGCTAATAATCTTGAATGATCTAAAGTTGTAACATCACCAGGGATAGGTATAGTTTGATATTTACCTCTTATACTACCTAACATTTCTTTTGCAAGTGCTAATGCATATCTTCTAATCCATTGTCTACCTGGAGAATTAATATATGAATATGTAGGATTTTCATAAGGAGCATTAGATAAATCTGTTATTTGGCTTCTTGAAGATGAAACTCCAGTTTCTGGATTTATTGTAGGGTCTTCTGCTCCATCATCATCAGTATATGTTTCAGTATATTCAAAATGAAGAGTATAATCACTTGTTGGGATAGGAAATAATTTTAACCATCTATTACCATTAATATCAAAATGATATTGAGATTTTCTTATTTGATCATTAAATTCAATTGCTTGTAATTTTAAAATATCAAAATATATAGGCATTAACATAAAGTTTACACCTGGAGAATAATTACCAAATCCAAAAGTTTGCATTAATGATTGAATACCTGTACCAGTACCTGCATAAGGATCAAAGTATCTATTAATAGCTGGAGGGGCATAATGATATATTCTTTGTATTGTTATAGTCCCTGAACTGCTACCACTTATTGTAGATCCTACATTTTGTAATAAATCATATCTTTGTTTTCCTTGTTTAACTTCTAAAGATCCTGTATGTATTTGACCCTCATTATCTAAATAAGCAGCTCCTCCTCCACCTGATCCTTCATCTACGTTAGCAATATTAACATTACTACTAATTCTAACTTGATTTAATTTTGAACCTGTTGATTTTCCTATTAATCTAGGTAAATTATGAATTATTTGAAAAGTATATACTTGATTTCCATATTCTGTAACTGCTTCTTCAAAGCAAGAATAAATATTTATATCTTGTAATTCAATATCAACTAAAGGATAACCTAGTCTTTGAACTATATAAGTTGCTACTTTATCAGCGTCATCTCGAAAAGAAGTATCATCATCATAAAACCCAAAAGGAGTAGGATTTAATGAAT